GAATTATCCAATTTTGGAGACGGAGAAGCTGTAAGCACCTATATCAACGGCCAAATAGGTCGCGGCTCCTTCCGCGCCGTAGCCTATCCTTGGGCTTTCAACGAACAACTTTTTCGCGCCGGAGATCTTGGCCAGGTACTGCGCCAGTCTGCTCTCGGGTCCGTTATGTGTTGCCATTGTCAGCATTCCTTTCATTTTTGCAACAAAAAAGGAACAGCCGATTTCTCGGTTGTTCCTTCTGTGTTCAGTTTTTAGTTGACTGTTATATATCTAACTGCTCGCACAGGTCCGACAGACTTCGCCCTTCGATAAAGGGCAGCTCCATGGCCTCGCGCACAGAGCTTGCCGTAACCGTGTAATCTCCGTAACAAAGATCGATCTCGGAATCGCTAATCGGACAGATGCTTCCAAGAAAGCCTTTGTAGGAGAAGTCGATATCCTGCGCCATACTGGCAATCCATTTTTGCAAATCTTCGCACTTCATAAAATATCTGCGTTCTCCTTTCTTTCGCTGTCTGTCAAATCCCGTCTCGGTCGGATTGTTTTGCCGTCCGGCTGCAGGACAATATCGTGCGCATGCTCGCCGTGTTTCCCATAAGGATGTTTTTTGGGATTTCCATGCGGCCCATTGCTTATTTGTTTCGTCTGGCTACCCGATCCATCGAAATACGTTCTGTCCCGCTGTCTATCATTTTGTGATGTGGTGTCTACAACGGCAAAGGGCTTGTACTTCAACGGGATCATTGGATGCTGTCTCTCGCGCCAATCATCTGTTACGACAATCGTCCCGTCTTCATTATAGTGATATGAGGAGTATTTTGCAACCTCTTTTTCCGCAGCCCTTTCTGCTTCCCGTGCGGTCTTGCTGTCGAACTCCTCCACGCGCATGCGGTCCTGCTGGAGCGGGAGCCCGGCCTTCTCGCTGAAAGCCCGGTATTTCTCGTTCAGAGCGCGATACTTGACCGCGTCAGCGGTGAACTTCTCCTCGTTTCCCGTGGCCTTGTCCGCCACCAGTTGACGCCGGAGATCCCGCATGGACGTCTCCAGCCGTCTCTGCATCTGGCTGGCCTCGTACTGCGTGAGCTTCTTGCCGTTGTACTCGTACCGCTTTTCGTTGAGTTTGGCCAGCGCTTCAGGCGTCCATGTCCGGGGCATGCCCTCAAACCATGGGTTCCAGTCGTGCCGGCAGTTGGCACCCTTGAAGCCGGTCACGTCGCCGTAGCCGATATCGTCAAGGCTCAGATATCCCGGCTGTCCGCTCAGGCTCACGATCTGGCCCTGCCATTCGGCGTGGCTCGGCCTGGCGCCCTCGTGAGCTGTCAGCTCCATCAGATCCGCGCCCATCTCCTTGGCACGCTCCAGTTGAAGCTCCCCGCATGTCTGGTTGACACCCGTCACAACGGCCCGCCGCGTTGCTACCTCCAGCGTGTCGGTGCGCGTCACCTCGCCATCTTTCCGGTAGGTGATACTTTCCACGCCTCGCGCCGAAAGCTCCTTCACCGCGTCACGGACGGCCTGATCTGTGGAAAATCCGCCTGTATTGACCTTCATCCACGCCTGATCAAGCGCCCGCTCAAACTGCTGTGATGCTGTTCGTGCCGTTGTGCCCGTCAGGTTCCGCATCGTCTGCGCGGTCTTGGCATATCCGGCGTTCAGGATCCGCCGCAAAGGCTCGCTGGAGCTCAGCGGTTCTCCTGTAATGCCTACGCCCTCATATACGCTCTCATCGTAGCCCAGGGAGACGTTGGCGGCTTCCTGCATGAGCTTTTTCAGCTCAGTCTTCGTCTTATGCGTCAGCCGGGACAGTTCTTCCAGAATATCGTCAGAGAGTGCTCCCGCTTCCCGCAGTTTCCGGTATTGCCAGTCTGCGGCCGGTGAGAACAAATCCATATTGCTGATCCGCCGCGCCATGTCGGCCAGTATCGCGTCCTCCGCCTGCCGGTACAGATCAACGATCGAGCCCGGAAGATCCTCAAGGTATTCTGGTGTTAACATGGATTATCCCAACTCCAACGCAGGCTCCGCTCCCGGCATCATCTTCCGGGCTTCCTCTTCACTCGTGCCGAAATACCAAGCCACCAGCGCCTCCGGCTTCAGATACCCAGCGTCCACAAGACTCTTCCGCGTGGCGAATTCTTTGTCAGCGTCCTCCAGGACCCCGTCCCCGAAGGAGAACGAAACCTCGTACTCTCCCCGTGGCGCCAGGTTATACATAGTCGCGTAGAAGTCCATGGCCCACACCAGATGCTCCAGCGCCTTCTGCAAGGCTGACTGCATCATGCACACCGCCGCGTAGGATCGCTGCTTGCTGGTGCGGATCTCCTCTGCCGTCTTCTCCACGCTCTGAGGATCGGACAGCGTACCGTAGGCCAAACCGCAGCTGAATTCCACCCGCTTGAGAATCTTGTCAAGACCGTTAAACAGGGACGCATCACGGATCGCCGGGGAAAAGACTTCGTAGAGGTCGCCGTTATCGCCACGGTCAAGTGCAAGCTCCCGGAACAGGCGACGCTGATGCTGTGGCATGTTCCAGTTACCATGCGCGTCCTTTTTCAACGCACCGGCGCTGGCGTCAATGGCAAGCTCTGTCCCCTTGTATTCCCAGCGGATCCGGGAGTACTGCTCGTCCGCGTCTTTAATCAGGTTAGTCGCCCGTGCATACACGGACACGCCCAGCGGGGAATCCGGATCGATGTTGTTGGCCAGCGGAATCTTGTAGTACGCGAACAGCACGCGATCCGGTGCGCTCCCGTCCTTGTACCGGATCGTAATGTCAGGCTCAAGATCTGCCCATTCTTCGACCTCCACCAGCGCACACGGCGTTCCGAGGCTTCCTTCGGACTGGGATGCAAAGGCAAGGTTCCGGATATTGTACCCGGCGTCCGTCAGCTGATGCTGCTCCATCCGGGTATATCGGACCTTGCCCCGTGTGATGATCTCCACAAACACAGCGCCGGTAATCTCCTTGCGGCTGTTGAAGGCGGTGGGCAGAAATCGCCAGGCCGGCACGGCGTCAACGGCAATACGGTCACCATCCACGTAGGGCTTGAACACAACCCCGCCTACGGCTGCCGCTGTTTCCACGTTCTCTTTCAGATGCTCCAGCACCGCATCGGCATACTCACCGTTGAGCCAGTCCGCTCGCGCACTGCCTTCTACCGAGCTTTGGAACTCCACGGTGATCAGCCGGGCAAATTCTTCCGCGATGCTCGCCGGAAGGTCCATGCTCTCCACGTCGTCCGTGAGCCACGGGGCGCTGTCGAGAAACATGGCGCTCCATAGGTCGATTGCCTCCTGCATCTTCTGGGATATGGCGATGTCCGTTCCAAGCGTACGCTTAGCGTCATCGATATGAAACATTCTTGCGATCACTCCTCGGATCCAGTTAATAAATCTCTGCAGCATATCACTGCCCCCTCCGCTTCCAGACCGTCTCCATGGCATAGCGGACGGCGTCAATGTGGTGGTTGTTTGCGTCCGGGTATCCGCTGATCACGTTCCCGTCCTTGTCCCGTTCATACTCGTACTCCAAGAATTCTTTTGCGGTATCCGGACACCGGGACGGATCAATCACGATCTTAACAAGGCTCTGCAGCCACTTATGCGAATAGTCCACACTGCCAGGACCTTTCACAGCGCCTTTGCATAGCAGGCCATAATCCTGGTAGTCCTTCACGCTTTTCATCTCTGCGGAGTCTGCTGTGATCAGATCGTCCCCGCTGATGCCCATATCCTTGAGCACCTGTGCCGTGTTCCGGTTGCGCATCTTGTACCGTGTCGCTTCGGCGAAGATATACAGCGTCATGCGAGCCGCATCGTAATGCATCCGGTTGAACGCCCACGGATCCGGGTAATAGCCCCAGTCCAGGCCGTTGTAGATCCGGTCAAAGCTCTGGATCTCCTGATCTGTGATGTCCCGGATCTCGATGTTCTCGAACACACTGCCGCCGTCACCATTTGACACGCCCCGGTACTCGTTGTCATAGGCAGCAGGATTCACCTGCCGCAGATGCTCTGCATCGTCCAGGAACGCCTGTCCAAGCCACTCAGGCGGTGCGTCCAGATAGCAGGACTCGTGAATGACCCGGCGATCATCCGGTTCCACAGCTTCTTTGTTCACCCAGTTACTGCGGCTCTTCGGAGGGTTGTAACTGGAGAAGTCATAGCTTTCCGGCCCGCCTCGGAGCACCGACTGATTGACGGACCGTTCTTCATTGGGCCCGGCCAGCTGATCCTTTTCTTCTTTCCAGAGGATTCCCACGTAGCCGAACCGGGGTTTGATGCCCTTGAGCTTCAGCGGGTCGTCACAACCCCGGAAATAGATCGTTTGCCCCGTCGGTCTGTAAGTGATCTCATACGGTGACGTTTTGCACTTGAAATCGCTCTCAAGCCCCAAAATGGAAATCGCCCAGAGCATCTGGGCGTAAACGCTGTCCTTGATCGTTGCATAGATCTTTCGGACAACACAGGCGTGCATCTGTGGATTATTCACCAGCAGTTCCACCACCTTCAGAGAGACAAAAGAGGATTTCAGACTCCCACGGCCTCCCCGGAATACATACTTCCGGTTTGGCTCGATCTGCCGGTTGATGTCCACAAAATCCTTTCCGATCACTCTGGCCGGCAGCTCAAAAGGTCGTTCATCCTTGGCTTCCACATCGACGGCGGTGAATTTGTCGATCAGCGTCCCCAGTGCCGTTGTGATCTGCGCCGGCGATGCTTCCTTGAGCTTGTCCTCATCGTTCAGGACGGTAAGGCCCTTCCCGATGATCTCGGTGACCACTTCCCGCTTGGTCTCCATGTAGGCCAGGATCCCCGCAGTATTCTCGTCTTTTTTCTGCTGGATCTTTTCGGCTGTCTCCGGCGATCCGTCCAATACGCGCTTGACGGTATGGTGAGATACGCCGTTTTTCTTAGCCGTTGCGTTATAACTGCCCAACTCCGTATAGTCAGCGATGATCTGTTTTTTCTGTCTATCCGTAAGCCGCGCGGCCATAACACCACCTCTCTCGTTCTGTCATAGCGCCCCCGCCTCAGCATCATAAGCTACGACCACCCGCCGGGCTCAACTTCTCCCGGCTCTCCATATCGCTTACAGGGTACAAATTCCGCCCAAAGCGTTCAAAAGGAAAGGCCCATGGCGGGGAGTTCCCTGTCATGGACCTTTACATGCTATCAGTATAACACGGCTTTCTCAAAAAAACTTCCGCAAAAATTCCGCAGGCTACAGTTCGACGACGCCCAGCAGGATTCTGGCCAAGTCGATCAGGCCTCTTTCCTTCAGCTGATAGATCTGCGTCTTCTCGTAATGCAGCTCCTCCATGAGCCGCTCCACGTGATTCTTTTCCCGATTGACGTAAAACCGTTCCAGGATGATTCTTTCGTCCCGTGGAAGCAGCTCCAGGGCGCTCTCCAGCCGTTTTACGTTATGTCTGGTTATTTCCAAATTGGACTTGAGCTTGTCCCTCTCAGCGATATTGGAAACGAGCATCTCGTCCCGGGCGGTGGTACCG